CTTGATTATCATATCTTAATATTTCTTCACCACATCCACACTCGCATAATTTTGTTTCTTTTCTATCTTCATCGGTTAATGAACTAAAATTATATTTAAATTTCTTTCCATTCCTTTGATGACCTAAAACATATTTTCTTTCAACCCAATTACACTTCCATTTTGGTATTTCAGTTCCACAACCACATTCACACAACTTCGTATCTGTTCTATATTTTCTCAATTGATATCCCTACCTATCTCCCTATTGTAAAAAACTACATGGCAACAACACTAGGGAATGTTGCTTTCGGACCGCGAATCCTAGCCATGTAAAAATGTAAGTTATTGATATTACTGAGCTAAATTATTTTCATGAATCCTGAGACCTTAGCTGTGAAAGATGTCTTACCTACGTCTGCTTTATCAAAAGTTACGTTATAATTGGTAATAAGAACATAACTTGCAGGAGTAGTAGATGCATCAGGAGTAAAATACGAAGTTGAATCAATATATAATCTAAGATTAGTTACGTGAGTTGCATTCTCATTAGCAGTTCTAAGAGCAGTCTGACCAGTTGTGTCAGCAGGATCATAATTACCAGAGAATGTAATTTCACCACCATCCTGGAAACCAGCTTCAAATGTCTTATAGATACTTCCAAATGAAGTAGTTTCAATTTGTTCAGTTGTAATACCAGGCATTGCCCAATTACCCATACCAACAACAGTATCAGTTCCCATTGTTACTTTAGCATATCGTCCTAATTTGTAAGCCATAAAACTATTCCTTTCTTACCATTTTAAATAAATCATATAAATTTTCATCAATAACAATTGAAGATAAATGACCAATTATAATTGAAGTGTCTACAAATATTTGGAATCCTTTCTCCTTCAATTTGTGATGAAAATAAATATCTTCACCTATTGGTCTTCCATCTTCCGATTCAGGCAAATCATACCATGGAGCATCTACATCATAAAAAACTTTAGTCTTATATAAAATACAACCTGTCCCGATATTATCTACTTCTATTAATTCTCCACTTTTCCACTTCTCATCTTCAATATATTGATATTTACCCAAACTCCCCTTATATAAAATTGGATCAAACGGTGGATATCTTCTATGTACCTTTGCCGCTACAATATCTCTATTATGACTTAATAATTTTAATATTGTATCTGAAGGATAAATTTGATCTGAATCACACATTAAAAGATGTGTACAATCATCATCTAATGCTTCATAAACTAAACTATTTCTTACCTTTGCTATATCTCTTTGAAATTCACCGTGTACCATTTTTGGAACTAAAAATTTAAATCCAATTTCATTTGTTAATAATTCAGATATCATCATTGTCCATGATATCCAAAATCCTTTTGGAACTGTATCACTAACAATTGGACATGCTATTGCTAATCTAATCTCCCCACTGTCCATCCAGATTTTATCCTCCGTTTAAATAAATTTTTATCATAAATAGTATTTGAATCATTATAGCACCTCTTATAATCGTCATCATAAGAAACACTTTTATCAATTAGCGGATTGTTATGAATAATTTTACACTCTTCACAATATTTATATTTATTTAATTCTTTACATCTTTCTGTTAATTCATCATCTACATAACTATGTCTATATCCACTATAAAAAAATTCACCATCCAATAAAGGAAGAAGTTTTTTATGTGCAAGCCAATGTGTTGCTTTACCAAAAGTAAATAAATCATTTGGTACTACCAATCCCCAACCATCTTCAAATTCATTCATTGCTTTTAATGCATTCTTCATAAAATTTGGTTGAGGAATAGAATCATCATGAAGAAAAAATACTAAATCATATTTTGTCTTTTCTACTAATTTTTTAACCATTTGTGAAACTGAAATTCTATTTGGATTTTCTTCTTCTACAATCTCAAATAATTCTCTATCTATTCCAGCATTTTTAATACAAAATTCTATACAAACATCAGCACCACTTCTTCTCATTACTGGTATAATTACAGATATCATACAGTTCAATTTCGGAAATTCTTCCGATCCTCTATTAGTAAATAATTCATTATTTGTATAAATTTCAATTTCTTATAACTGGCGCTTCTATTTACAACTTCGCCGTCCAATTTTCGTATATCAAAATATCCAGTTGCTCTACGACCAAATATAAAACATTTAATTCCTTTGAATTCTACTTTATCAAATAATCTAAATCCTTTGACTAAATAAGAACTTTTATTTAATTTTTTCTTACCACCTTTTAATATTTTTGCTTTATGAATTTGTCTATTATGGCATCTTACTTTTTTAATGTAAAAATATAAATTTAACCGTTTTGCTTTAAAATTTCCTGAAATACACCAAGCATCATTAATATGTGACTTTTCTAAACTATTCTTAATTCTATTAAACTTCGTGATATATCCATATGTGCATTCAACAGTTTCAAATTTATCTTTCAACTGTTTGAATAGTTTCCATCGCATAATATTCATATGTGATGCATCACGAAATATATTCTTTTTCTTTTTATCTAATTTTAATTTTCCTTCATGATAATTACTGTGACATTCCTTGCATAAAGTAATCAAATTATCAGGTCTATTTCCACCAGTTTTCCTTGATTCTAAATGATGGACTTGAAAAATTTTATTTTTACACCCTTTTTTACCTTGACATTGATGGTTGTCTCTAAATAAAACATATTCTCTTACATTCCAGAATCCAAACTGTTCACCTTGTTGATACTCAATCCCATCAATATCTAGATTTTTGATTTTTTGAATATCAAACTGTGCAGTTTCCACTATTATTTTAGAAATTGGTAATATTTGATGAATCTTGTCAATAATTTTAATATGAGAATTAATTTTTTGCTCAATGCTTGGAGCAATCCATCCTTTATGTTTTGACTTCACACGATTTAAAAATCTTGGTTTTCTATAACGAAGTCTACTTCTTCGAATTCTTCGATATTGTCTTTTAGTAGAAAGAAGATTGACTATATCATTTCTTAATTGTACTTCTGCTACAAATAATTCTTTTGTTTCTGTAGAAACAGAAATGCCAATAGTTTTAGAACCAGCATCAACACCAATAGTTATTGGTTGAACATATTCTTCTGAATCATAAAGAAGTTGAATTACAAATGGTTCATAACTAATTACTTTAGCCATTTTATCTTTAAGCAATCGTCTAACACGACCAAATCTATTTGTTGGCATTAATGGATTATTATTTTTAGAAATTACATAAATTAACAAATTAAAATCCTTTTCAGGATAAATCAGCCTTACGGCTGTAATAATGCCATCGACAATGTTGTAAAGGCTTTTTGCATCCAACACACCGCCCACGACTCATTAGGACTTTTAATATTGGACAACAGAACTACAGACTTGGCATAATATCTGTAGGTGTTATGACCCAAACAACGTAGTACTAAATATTTAAATATTTAGTACTGAGTCTAATCAGACAGAGTTTGAGTATTCAAACTCCTACTTACTAAAATAGTGAGTTTCTGATACAGTTATCCACACCATTGATCTTACAAGCCCATCATATTCTTTGAAATATTCATCAACTGCTAATCTTACACCAGGATAATTATCTATTGTATAATCGTGAAATACAATCATTCCTCCTGGTTTTAATCTAGGAAGACATAATTGAATATCTTCTTTTACTGATTTATATGTATGATCTGAATCCACAAATATCAAATCAAAATATTTTAATTTGAATTTATCAATATATT